TTTGGATATGCTCCCCTCGTAATCATGGGTGTGGCTTGTTATTGCACCGGTCAATACCGCCTCAATCATATCTTTTGTGATAGCTGTCAGATATGTGGATGAATCCAAAGCCCATGTATTTACACCTGTGCGCTTTGCAATCCCTGTACCCGTTAATGCTGCTATCGCGGTTAAGTCCGAATCGGAAGGCTGATATACCCCGCTGTGGTTATGGCTTGTTATCGTTCCCGTTAGAACAGCCTCAACCATTTGCTTTGTTATAGCAGTTAAATATGTTGTTGGTGACAGTTCAACCAATACCCCCGATGATGTTACCCCTAATATTTGCGCTACTGTTCCGGTGAAATTCCCTGTCCCGAAATAATTTAAGACTATACCATCAACTGAATCCAACCCTAACCGTGTTCCATTGGTGGAAATATTAAAATCCGTTCCGTTTTTAATGGTTACTATTTTAGACCCATTGCGGAAATAGAGTTCATTTAGGGTAAGGTAAGTATCAAGTGTTGTATTAACAATCCCGCAATATAACCTTGTAACATATAAAATGCCATCAAGATTAAGCCTGTTTGTGAAAGTCGGGTTTGATGTTCCGCCGTATAAATAGGCATATCCGGGATCAGGTGTAATTTTCGCAGGGTATGGTGATACAGATAAAACACCTGTTGTTACTGCCAAATCCAATATCCCATCTACAACATCAATGGTTCCCGTAGTGCTTCCCGTTCCGGTTGCTGATAATACCCCTAATTCTGTTATCGCTAACCCGCTCCCGATGATCACCCCGCCCAATGTGCCGGTTGTGGCCACGGGCATATTATCCCAAAATGAACCGGTCGGTGATGCCGCGTTATATGCCGTCACTTCTCCGGTGCTGGCAAAATCCCGAAGCACCCGGATATATTCGCCGGTCGTGCCGCTGTTCACCAATTCAAAATACGGATCGAGCCAACTGCCACCACCGACGGAATAATTCCCGCCGCCACCACTGAAAATCGTCTCCGATGAACTGCTCCCATTTGTCGTATTGTTCGACCATTCCGCCGCCGTGGCGAAATCCGTGGTTCCCATCACCCATGTGGACCCACTGACCGTGCCGGGAATCTCCAATAAATTCAGATTGAACTTGTCATTCAATATCTCCCAGGCACCGGATTCCACGACATATTTACGCCCCCCCGTGGCCGCGCAACTGATCACCGAGTTTAGCGATAACCCCGCACCCCGGAAATATCCCTGCAATAACTGACGGGTCGCACCGTGCAGGAACACCATCGAATTGAGGATCAGATTTGCAAAGGTATAGGTATTCCCACCCGAGACAAAGGCATCAACACGCGTTCCCCCATGCGTCTGCCCATTGTAAAACATCCGGTCATAATTGGCGATGTCAGGGGCTGAGGTTGGCAGGATCGTTACCGCCTGCCGCTCGGTGGCTCCCGATTTCATCGAAACATCATAACGGTAGGAATCGGGATAATCACTCCATGCGATCGGGTGAATAACGACATCGGTGAACATTACGCCCTCCAGGGTTTTATAATCCTCCTCTATCAACCCGTACAGATAGACGGTCATCGTACCGGAAGAAAGCGGCGGGCGGTCGGCATAAATTTTGAAATCCGTCCATGTCAACCCCGCAAGTGTCCCTAACTGCTTGTGTTCAAAATTTTTATTTGTAGTTGACCAACCGTCTTTTTCATCGAGATACCACGTTGTCCCACCGTTGGTAAATTCAATCCTCCCCTTTATCGTGACATTCGTGGCCTTCTTCCCGGTCTTCCCGCCACCCAAAAGGAGAACGACATAACCGATTGCACAATATTTAAATTCAAGTAAAAACCCCTCGCCATCAACGGCGGTATAAGGGAATGATTGTTTTACCCATACATCCGTAACATCTTCCGCATTGACGGCGTGTTCCCCGGCAATTTTAACATAACTGCCCTGATCTGCATTCCAAACCGTCACATTCCCCGTGGGCGTGGATTCCTCCCAATGATTTAACCCATCTGAAAAATCATGGTTGTAACAGAATGAAGGTCGTTTCCCGTGTTCGGAAAACAATTCCATCGACGACCACGCGTGTTGCATATTCAACTCTGCCTGCCCGATCGGGTAGACATCCCCCGCGCCCATAGGAGCCAGGGCGAGGGGCGTTTCTGCATCCCCATCGGTCACGATATAACCCAACCCCTCCACATAATCGTAATTCTTCGGCGCGGTTTCGGAATCCTGCTCATTTCGGCGGATCAACCACATTCCCCCGTGTTGTGTGATGGTGGCATCCGGTGGAATCATTTTCTCCAACACCTCGTAACAAGTCCACCCCTGGTAATAATCATCGGAAAACGAAACCTCGAAAAGGTGGGTTCCCCCCGTGGTGGTGGCATTGTACGCCACACTGATCTGTAATTCAAGCCCGGTGTTTTCCAATACCTCCCTGATCACATCGATGCGCGTGGTCTTTGTTGTGGGGGTGCTGACAACCGTGTAAGGGTAATTCTTCAGCAACCCTAACCCATCGGTCGCGACAACGGCCACATCGTAAGGCGGGTCACGGAATGCCTCCCTGTATTCATCGCCGATCAGATACCCCTGCCATACCACTGATTCATTGATGAGCAGTTGAACTAAATATTTGCGCGGGTCCGATTCAAAGAATGAAAGGTATTCAAAATCTGAATCCGCCTGGATGGAAAATGACAACGATGTTCCGCAAATGACCCCCGCATTATCTTTGGTCATGGTGACACCGCCGCCACCGAGGAATTTATCTTCTTCAGTTCCGATGAAATCCTCCTCAAGGATGTAGATTTTGACATCATCCTTATATTTCACCGTTTCGGCGTGAAGGCGATATTTGAGACCGTATGCCATTTATGTATTCTGTTTGCGGGAACTCTCCGCGTTTTTGTAGGCGATGAAAATATCTTTATTCCGGATCACGGTTTCACCAACAACCTCTACTTTAATTGCCGATGCGTTCAATCCTTTCAGTTGCGGTGTGTTGCCCGCGGATCTCAGGTCGTATGTTCCAGTGCTGGCGCCGGAATAACCACCGCCACCGCTTCCCAATTTTGCCACCCCGGCTTTCGCTGCCGTACCCAAAGCGATCAGGGCAATACCGGCGATGGTGGCAATAGGCCCGGAGATCGTCGCCAGCGATGCCTTTAATGCCTCTATCCCTTTGCCGACCCCCAGAAGGATCACCCCCAATTCAATCGCCAAGTTTGCGATTGGGTTCATAAGGGCCTGCGCTACCTGCGCCATTGATCCGCTACCGGCGGCAAGGTTCCCGAAAGCCTCAGCGGCACCGCGGGCCATATCTTCAAAGGCAAAGCGGATCATGTCGGCCACCCTCTCCCCGGAAGCCTGGATCTGGGCAAAGTAACTTTCAACCTCCGCCGTGTTTTCGGCGATCATACCACTCATGTCGCCGAGGGTTTTGGTGTCAAGTCCTGCCGATCCCGTTACACTCGCCCCCTGCCCGGTAATCGATGAGGCGGGGGAATAGGTGCCGCCATATTTTAGATTCCACGTTGATAATTCTGTGGTCTTTTTTATCAGTTCGTCAATTTTATCAATCTGGAGTTGCAAGGCGGTCACTTGGGTAGTGATACCGGTAATATCTTTGTTCTGGGCCGCAATCGCCTGCTGCTCTCTTTTGAGGGCGGAGAGTTGTTCCGTCAGTTGCTCATAGGCGGTTTTTATCTTCGAGGTTCCGTCGGTGATCGTCTTTACTTCGATCTTCTTCGCCCCGGGGAGCGTACTCTCCCCTTCTCCGTACATCCCGGCATATTTACCGGACCACTTCTGAATATCCCTGTACGCCCTAAACCGATCAAGTTGTTTTTTAAGTTCTTCATTTGATTTAAAAAAGTCTTTTAGGAAATTGCCGTACCCGGTCAGGTACATTTCAACCTCCGTTAACACGTCGCTGATCGTGTTTGTAAACACCGGAGAGGTGGCCAGCGATGATTTGAAATTTTCCCACTCCGCCGTTACCCTTTGTATTTTTGTGGCGCTAGTGTCCAGCAGTCCGCCGTTCTTTTGCAGATATTCCTCCGCGATCTTAGAAACGGCCTCCGTAACCTGCCCCACCGATGCAGCCTCCACGGATATGCCACCCAATTTTTCCTTCAGTTGAATCGCGGAAATGCCCAGGTTGTCAAGGATGAGCGCCGACTTCCGGCCAATACCCCGAACTATTGAGTCTACAAGGTAGTCAACAGACTGCCCCGTGTCCTGCGCCATCTTCGCGGCAAACTCAAAAAGATTACCCAACTCCTGGACCGGGAGTCCCAGGGTGTTCGCGGAAACGGCCATCTTCATTAACTGAAGATCAGAAACAGTTCCCTTTACCTGATTGCGAAGGTTCTGTAAATCTGCCTGTGTCGCTATTTTATTGAATGCCGTAGCAACACCTTCGACTTCCCCGGATAACTTTGCGAGTTCTTTTGTAAAATTGATAGCTGCTCCCACGGAAAAGGCAATTCCAAGAGAGGCGGCGAAATTGGAAAATATATTTTTCGCCCCCTTCTCGAAACTATTGAGGTTCTTCTTCGCGTCATTCAGCCCTTTGTTGAACTTCTGGGCGTCCGCGTAAAGCATCCATTTTAACCTCTTCTCTTTATCCGCCATTTGAGAACCGTTTCATAATTTCCTCGTTGTGCTTTCGTATCTCATCATCCGTCATCGGCTTTTTGTCGGCCTCATCGTCATCGTCCCATGGGAAGCGCCATAATTCGCCGGGTTTAAGGCGCTGCGATTTTTTGATCTGGATATTGAGCAGGTCGGTGGTCTGCATCCGGAAAAGTTCGGCGATGAATCGCTGATCGCTGCGCTTCTCCCGGTAGTAGATTGTAAGGGCGTCGAAGTATTGGCCGGGGAGCATATCCCAAAACTCCGCAGGGGAGAGGCGCAGACAGGCGATCCCCATTGCCAGATATTCGGATATTTTTTTAGGCTCCCCATCATCTCCACTCTCTATTTTTTTTTAACCTTCACTGCCCCGACCGATGAACTTATTTGCCGGTAGAAAACTTCGAGGATGGGGGCAATATCGGTAGGGCCGATTAAAGCACCCAAGTCGTCAACCGTAAAGGGCAGATCCCGTTTCTCTATCCGCGCTCCCTCGGCAAGCCCGCAATGGATCAGGGAGGTCAGGACCTTTGCGTTTTTACCGGCGATTTTATCCAGCTCCGCAAATTCAACACCCTCCACCTGCTGAAACCTTCCGATTGCGTTCCAGTTAAATCGGATCAGGTAATCAACTCCGTCGATCTCTAAATAGTCGTTCATGGTCAGTTCTTTTTAAAATTATTAGGAAGCAACCCAGACACTCCCCTGTGTCTGCAATTCGATCGAGCAATCCGCATAATTCTCGGAATCGCTGTTAAGGGTGAAATTCCGGAAGATCGCAAACCCGGAGGCCACGGGAGTACCCCCAAAAGTCATAACAAAGGATGACCCGGATGATCCGGCGCAACAACTCACCACATCGGCGAAATTCAGCCACCCAGCCACGGTGCCTTTCATCACAAAGGCGTTTACAGAAAAAGTCCCGTCATGTCCGATATTGTCTATCTGTTTCACGCCGTTGTCGGACTTCATTATCGTTTCCTCACCTTTCCCAGCCAGGGTGAAGGTGTCGGAGGTGGTTCCGGCTATTTTCTTTCCGCCCAGGGCCACCAAAATATTATACCCTAAAACTTTTGCAAGTGCCATATCTCTCTTATTTAAACGGTTGTAACTGTGGGGGCGGAGGTGATCTGCAATTCCACCGAACAATCAGCGTAATCCTCTGAGTTGCTGTTGACTGTGCAACTCAGGTAAGTGCAAGTCCCAGTAATCAGGGGATCCCCTGGATTAGAACCCAATGCCAGGGCATAGGTTCCGGTAGTGTTATCCCGGCAGGCCGCCAAGACTGACGCGAGGCCGAGTTCATTAGCCCCTTCGGTTCCCGTATAAACAAACGCGTTAACGCTGTGTGTGCCTTCGTAGCCCGCATTCAGGTACTGCGTTTGCCCCTGATCAGATTTTTGGATCGCCTCTTTGATTACCCCGCCACCGGCGAACGTGTCGGAGGTCGTGCCTACAATCGATTTCGTACCGATTTTCAAAGCCACCTGATAACCTTTTACTTTTGAGTGTGCCATTTTATTCGTTTTCTGTTACTATTCTGAACTTTAAATCATTCACATGAACCGATGCCACCGCATCATATCTCTGTTCCGCCCCCTGGAAGTGGGCGAAATCTATCGATGTCCCCTCGCGCGTGTTATCTGTCATCGCCAGTACCCCCGATATAATACCGGAGGACATATTTACAACCGTGTCGAGATCGGGGGAAACGATGGAAACCGTAACGTCGTAATCATACCCCACGATCCCGGATTTGTCCCGTAGAGGCGTAGGCGAGGCGTTATATACGGCAAAGGGGGTTTCGGCCTCTATGTCGCCGATCAGGGCGTATGCTTCGCAAACCCCGCTTATTGCGCTATGTATAGCTTCTAAGATCATGCGACTTTTGTCTGTTTGAACATTTTGTTACTCTGCTGGTCCAGGAACTTTTCAGCGTCTTTCAGCAGATTGGCTTCCGCGTATTCGACCACCTCCCGAAAAACATTGTCGTAGGACTTCTGAACGAACCTCTGCGGACGGATCCCCGCCAGCAAATGCCGGGTTCTTCTGACCGGCTTCTGGAATTGGTGCGTAGGATCGCGCCTTTCCAATGTTCCGTAATTAAGCCAGTATAGGGGATAATAAGCGTCGTAATTACGCCCATCCCGGAGTTGTACCATCACCCGCTTTGTGTAGATACCGGTTTTCACGGCAGGGAGGGACCTCATGTTTTTCGTGGTGATGGCCTTTTTTAGCTCTGAAACTTTCTGGGGGAGGTTCTGCTGCACTTCCCGTTCCAAAGGTTTTGCGGCGTTGCGCAGGGTTTTCTGAATGGGCCGTTTCGCAACCTTCGCCGGGAGCTTGCTCAGTATCTCCATCGTTTCGGCGACCCCCTCAGATTTTACATTGATATGTATTCCGTTTGGTTCCATCACCCCACCACTTTATTAACGCGCAGCCTCATCCAACGGCGCCGATTCAACGGTTCAATGTCCACGATGGCCCAATAGTCGGAATCGATTTTTACGCGGAATGTTATGTCCACGGTGCTGATGTAATGCCCAAGGATAGTAAAAGTCCCGTCCCACGCGATCCGATCAGCCCCGGCACTCTCCCCACCGGCATAGCGTTCAATGCCAACCATCGCCTTTTGATGCAAGGCATAGGTTTCCTTAACATGGCCGTGGCTATCCTTCACCCGTGTGGGCTTGTGATACTCCGCGTATGTGTCAAAAACCTTTTGCTTTTCCATCTTCGTTTTTCAAAAAAGCCCCGCCCGGTGTGGACGGGGCCAAAACCAACTAAAACCAACCGCTATGAAAACCTAATGAACTTTGTAATTTCTGAGTAAATATTCCGATACCGTGGGGAGCTGGCGAACCGTGTCACCCGGATTTTCGTATAGGTGCTGCGTGATCAGAAGAATGGCCGCCCGGACATCGGCGGGGACCGTCGCAGGGGAGGCGTAACCGGCCACGTACCGGACTAACCCGGCCTTCTCCGTGGATCCCGTTGCGACCGGAACCGTGGAAAATTCGACCTTCTGGGGGGTGGTGTAGTCCAGGAATGTGTAATTGCCGGTGGCCAGCGTTTGATATTCCGACCCGTCGAAATAGCTGACCGACGCTACACCCGTTGCCGGGGAGTAATCCAGATCAATGACCGGGGTGAATTTTTCAATGGCCTGTTCAATCGTATCACCGCCGATCCGGAAGATCTGACCCGTGAACTGCTCCGCCGCATTACAGGCGGCCTCCATCAGGATTTTAAGATTCTCGTCCTTCTCCGAGTGGTAGATGCCCAAATGTTCCTTAACCCCGGAGATCGTGACCGGGAGGACTGTGCTGCGTGATATGAACCGGCTTGTTTTCATTTCGTTTTCCTGGTGCGAACCGTTTTCTTTTTCGTGGTTTCCTCTTCCCTTACATAGGCTTTAATAACCGGGATCTCCTGCATGGTTTCCGGAACCGGGATGGCGTTACCGCGTGCGATCAGTTCCGCAGCCCTTTCGTCTGGAATCTCCGTGGTTTCTCCCCCGAAATACGCCCACCCTGGAATCGGCCTCAAGATCTTTACTTTCATCGCTTGTTTTGTTGTTCTTTAAATAGGGGGGCGGAGTTGCCCCCGCCCCCTGGGGAATATGAAAGGATTTTGGGACCGCGTTAAGTGGTCAAGGCGTCGAGCATCGCGGCAAAGGACTGAGCGTGACGCACGGCGACATCCCACCATGAATGTATAAAGACATTCACCTGTGCCTTTTTGGCGGCGGTGTAGGGATCCACGATGATGTCAAGCCCGTTCCACTGGCCGATCATAAGGTCAGCGAAATTCCCGAAGATAATGGCCGAGCATACGCCGGTGGTGGTGGATTTGTCAAGGGTAGAAGGAACCTGCGTGGTAACATAGGCGGGATAACCCATCAGGGTGTTTCCGTTTTCAGCCCACACCATCCGCTGATCAGTCCCCACGGCGGTGCTTTTCAGTTTTGCCCGCACTTTGGGATTGGTCAAAAAGGCCAGGGATCCAACGTCTGCATTATCCACAGCGACTTCTCTTTCCAACGCCACGATGTTCTCCCAGGTGGGGGCGGCTCCGGTGGCTCCGCCGGTCACGCTACCGATCCCTGATGTGGCCAGAATCCCGGTCGGTGTGCTGGCTGATCCCCCGTAAATAGCGGCGGAATCCACACCCAGGGCCACGGCATTGATCATGTCATTGCGGAGAATGGCCTCCACGTCGTAGCTGGACTGGATCAGGAGCTGTTTGCTCATGGTCTGGTAGGCGGTCAGCCTCTTCGGGGACATTTCCACGTTGTCGAACGAGGCCGCGAAATCTCCGGCGTCGGCCACTTCAGATGCCCAACCGACGGCCCCGGAGGACAGACGTGGAATCGAGAGATTCCCCTTCAGACCGGTCATCACGCGGGCGCCAGCCTGCACGACCACCAACCGGGCCTTCAGCGAGTCAATGAAGTCTTTCGTGTCGGTGGCCACAAGTTTGGAACTGGTAGCGGCCAGGTCGGCGCGGGAGTTGATCACGAAATCGGGAACCCCGATCCCCTGCACTCCTTCGTTCTGACGAACGGCCTCTTCGTGCATTTCCTTTTCAAGGCCGGTCAGGCCGCCACGGTAGGCAGTTTCAAAAATCGCCTTCCGGAAACTGTAATCCTTAAAGCTCTTTTTTTCGGTGATGATGTTCGGAGCTTCGATCACGTGCCGGATCGCCATCTTTTCGATGCGCTCTTCACGGGCGATGTCGAGATCCAGCGCGTCAATATCGCGCGCCATTTGGTCAAACGCGGAGTTGTCCTCCGCGGTACGTTCAGCCTTCGAGGTCAGTTCTGCCATCTTCGCCTCAAGGGCCGTCCGCTTCTGTTTCAATTCTTCGGACTTTTTCATTTTCTGAACTTTTGTTTAATTGTTAATAATTAGCCTCTCCGGCTTTTTTGATAATATTTCATTGCTTTCTCTGTAAACTCCAGCTTCGATTTAAGCGTTTCAATCTCTGCCTGCTGGGCGATGATCTGTCCCCCGAGGCGCTGAATCTCTTCTTTATCCTGCCGCGCGGTGGTTTCCTCTTCGATGGTCCGGCGCAGGGCGTTAGGGTTTGAGGGGATGTTCACGATTGAAAATTCCATCAGTTCCACGGCACTGAAATAGTAAGTAGGATTCTTCCCATTGACCGCCTGTTCGCCTTCACCCCATTTGCCGGGGGCCGTTTCGCGGAAACCTACCGATGTGGCTTTCAGTGTCCCGTTTAGGACTTTGCGAAAGATTTTTTCTGCAAGCGGGTTAATATCTTTCGGCTCAAACGTCACGCGCCCGATCAGCTTCCCGTCTTCGGCAAATGCTTCACCCGGCCCCAGAACTTTATCGGGGTCTGGATCGAAGGACCCGTAAACGTCGTGTTGGTAACCAACAATCCCGTTGCGATTGAAATTGTCCAGGTTCCATGCCGATATTGGGATGACAGTTCCGTGCCGGTCGCGGGTTTCGTCGCTGATCACAAATTCCACGGTCCGCGTTTCTTCGGCCTGTTTGCGGTCAAAGGCGCGGATCTCTCCGGTTATGTATTTCCTATTTTCCATTTTTTGGCGTGTTAAGATTTCCAAGTAGTTCGGGGAGGGTCATATTTGAGGGGACCAGATATTCATCGAGGCCGTCCACGGGATTCAGGTTTTCCAACTCGCGGACCTCGTTGCGGGACATCCATCCATCGAGAACAGCCTTGTGATACCAGTCGGACTGCGCGGCCAAGTCACCCCGGAGCAGCCCTTTCAGGTCGAATTTTACATCAATGCGCTCCGCTTCACCTTCAGGGAATAGCTTGCGCTCAATCTCGGTTTCAAAGCGTTTGCACTCCGGGCGAAGTCCGTATTTAACGAACTGAATGTCCTGCTGTTCCGTGTTGGTGAATGTCGAGTGCGTATGTTCGGCCAAAAGGGAAACAGGGACTTTCCAAATCCGGGATGCGTCCTGTATAGAAAATAATCGGGTTTGTATAGCCTGCGCCGCGTCGGGGCTGATGCCGATGGTTTTGTACTTTAGTCCGTGTTCGAGAATAGGAGTCCCGTGGTCCCCGGCTTCCGCTATCCGTTTGGCCACCCTTAAATAGCTGGCGTCGGAGAGTTCCCCGTCAGTTTCGATAACCCCCCTTAATGCCCCCTTTTTATTGAAATATTCAGCGGCGAATTGCTGACCGGCCAGTCCGATACCGATACTTTGGGCGTGGTATGTCACGGGGTCAATGCCTACAATCCCGTCTTTTGAGAATAACTTGACGTGGAGGATGTCGTCTGCGAGGTAAGTCCCTGCGGTTTTCCCTTCCGTCACTTTGTAAACGACGTCATACCCGCGGGTCATCACCATTACGGAACCGGGATGAACCGGGTGCAGGGCCTTTGGGAAGCCATTACCTGCCCATTCGATGACGGCGTAGGCGTTGCCCCACCCGGCGACACAGGATTCCATGTACTCCCAAAACACGAAATCGGTCATGTAGGAGTTTGGCCGGTGGTGAATAAGGGAATAAACGGGGTGCCTGGTCAATTCTTTCTTTCCCGTGGAGGTGCGCTCATATACGGCTTTTGGAAGGGAGGCCAGATTTTCGGCTTTGATGGAAATAGCGGCAAAGGCGCCGGTAAACGTAAGGGCCGTGTCGTGGTCAACCATTTGCCCGGCAGCGGTCATGCCACCATTGCGCGGAATGTACGAAGAAGCAGGCATTACCAGCAATCCGCGCGTTTTCGCGTAATCTATCAGGCGTTTTTCAATGAAAGCGGGTAACCTCATTGCGATATATTGGACCAATTATCGCAAAGGTAAAGATTATTTTGACGCCTGTCAATTTGTTAATAACAAACTTTTATGCAAAAGTCGAAAATAACTTTACTTTACCTGTCCCGATTATCTCTGAAACTCCTAAAACTCGCGTACCTCCGTTGTCCGAACTCCCGCTGATATTCAGACTCAAGCATCTCATATACCTGTTCATGGGTAATTCCGGGGTCCCTGATCCGCATATCCGCCAGGGTGGACCAAAACAGGGAAATGAATCCCTGCTTTGTCGTCATCTGGATAATTCGCGGCGGAACCATCAGGCATTCTCCATCAGTTCGTTCACAACATCGACCCGGAGCCTGTTGACGTGCTTCAGGTCGTAGTATTCCCGGATATAGTCGAGCGCCTGATTACGGTATTTGTTGTAGCTGATCTGCTCCCGGAGCAGGAAGTCCAATTTCTCGCCGTAGTCCTGCGGATCCTTATATTTGATCGTCCCCGGTATAACATTCCATTCTTCCCAATCCGGCACAAGGCAAACCGCCCCGGAGAATGTCCCCTCTAAAGCCGCTATGTTGCTCTTGCAATGATTGAAAAAGTCGTTATATAGGGGGACCTGCATCACCCGCGGGCGGTATTCCTTCAGCCATTTGAAATACAAAACCGGATCTTCCGGCTTCCGGTATTTTTTATTGGGCAGATAAAACTCCCATGGGTTGTACCCGGCATAGACAAAGTTCCAATCTTTGTATTTGTCCTGCGCCTGAAGTATCTGGATTTCGTGAACCCTCAGATCCATACGGTGAGAGTCCCCACCACGCCACAAAACCGTTTTCTGCGTAGTGCCCTGCGCTGGTTCACCGATAAAATCAAATGGCAGGGCATTGGGTACAACCCGGACATTTTTGTTAAGCGGGCCATATAGCGTTTTTAAGGCCGCGGTGGACACCGTGATCACGTCGGCAAGTTTGGCTATCTCTGCGAGGTTCTGATGCACCTTCTCGTCGGAAAACGTGTCAAAAGCCCGGTTATTAGCCTGCGGAATCTCAAACAAATTATCGTCGTAGTCGATCCAAACCGGAATGTGCAGGTCTTTCAGAAATCTGGTCAACGGAAGCGAGGCATATGGCCTCTGCTGGAATACGATGTCGTACTGCGTAAGCGTAGACCACGTGAGGTTTCCGATCTTGCTTATGTCGTGGGTGTCGATGGTCAGGCCCGGGATTTTCCGCATCATATCCCGGAATACACCGGCGGCCCTGTACCATGATGTTGTGTCGTCTTTCGTGATGGTTAATGCTAAAATTCTCATATTTGTTAAAAATTAAGGATTTTCAAATCTGAATCTTTGTATGGCTCCGGCTTCGCCCCGCTCATATATCCGCCGATGGCGTTGATAATCGCTGTCAAACCGTCTATTTTGTTCATTGATTTCGCCTTGTGCAGTTTGATATTGTCGTTTGCATCCGTCACAGCTACCGCGTTGCGGAACATCCACCGGAGTACAGGGTCATCCATCAGATCGACCTCCGCACTCTCCACAAGCCGCTGAAGTTCCCGCGTCGGCTCGCTCATGGTCTTAATCGACTGATTGAACTCATCCAAAATGTTATTCAACCCCGCCTTCTGAAGCCCCTGCACCGTCCCGTGGTATGCTTTTGCCGGGTCATAAGCAATATTCCGGCAGTTCACACCCCGTATAATCTCGGTGATCTTCTCCACCTGCGCGTCTATGTCGATAACATTCCCCTCCGTCACGAAGATCCTGCCTTCCGCAGCCCATGTTTTATAATCCACTCGGTCGGCATTTTCCTCCATCTTCGCCTCTGGAATCCAATAGTACAGTTTAATCGCCTTTAACTCCGGAAAATACAGGGCTAGCGCGTTTATATCAACATGACTTGCAAGGTCCAACCCGGCATAACATGTTTGTCCAACCAGATCGGCGTCTGTGGTCCCGTTGCTACACTTTCTTACCTTCTCGTCTTGAATCCAGACGGTCGGCGCGTCCACCCATTGATTCAGGTTCTTCGTTTTGAAATTTACCTCTTCCGACCCGCCCCGATTGAGTGCAGACTTAAATTCCTCTTCCAGATATTCGGCAGATATGCTTATGCCCATGTTTGGATTGGACTTAGCCCATGTTTTCGGATCCTTCCAATCGTCCCCCTCGTCGGCGGAATAGATCATCACAAACGTATTTTCTTGCTTTTTGATCCCCAGAAGCACGTCGATATAAATCCTTCGCATCAGAAAACAGGGCGATGTTTTGTCAAACCCAGCAGTCGTAATCGTAAAGATCATAGGCTGTCGCCGCGCCCCGGTCGCAGACTTTAAGACGTTGTAAAGCATATCAGTTTTATGCGCGTGGTACTCATCCACGACGGCAAAGTGCGGGTTTAATCCGTCCAGTTTGTCGCTGTCAGCCGCCAGGGGTTCCATTTTTGACAGTGTGCTTTCCATCGTCAACGCCGACTGAAACCGCGCGATCTTATTCGATAGCGCAGGGCTTTTGCCTACCATGTTCCGGGCCTCCGTCCA